GTCTATGCCATCCCCGGTAATGAAGGCCGCAGCCTCAGAGGTGGCGAACTTGTCGGCAATACGTGTGGCCAGCCAACCCTCGACGTCGAAGGCCGCGTCATCCAGCAAGCGTTGCGATGCTTTCGGCATCGCCGACAGCTCATGCAGCGGGATCGAGATACGGTCGAACAGCGATGTATCGGTTTCCTGGGTCGATCCGTTCTCGGTGGCCCATCCGGCCCCCATTTCGGTACGATCGACCAGGACATCGAACGATGTCGCCTCGACGTTGACCACCGTGGCGATCGACCGGATCGACGCCGAAGATGTCAGCACCGATTTGACCGTCTCGGCGGTCTGCGGATCGACCAGATATCCGCCCTCGGCCGAGACGGCGGTATTCATCGACTTGCCCTCCAGCGCCAGCGACCGCAGGCCGTCGTCGTCGCCCGACCGCAGATAGGCATCCATTGCCTTCTGATGCGGTGCTTCCACCATGTCGGATGTGGAAAGTTGTGGGCGTTGGCTCATGTAGGTCATGTTCAGACGTTCTTCCTGTTGCTTCATCTTCTGGGTGATATCCTGGCGGAAGCCTTTGAAATCGCTAACCAGTCCGGTCAACGCCTCAGTCACTTCCCCGACGCCGTCATGGCTCATCCGGTGTTCCTTTCGAGGGTGGTCGGCGGCGTCAGTCGCGCGCCAGTTCAAGACGCGCGGACTGGATCGCCCGCGCCATTTCACGCAGAGGGTCCGCCTTGGCCCCGACCCGCGCACTGGGCAGCATCGGAAAGGTCACAAGCGACACCTCCCAAAGCTCCAGTTCCTTCAGAAGCCTGCGCCCCTGACTGTCCTTTCCGGCCCGCTTGACCGTGTATCCGATGCTAAGCCCGTCCAGAGCACCCGCCTCGATCAGTGACGCCGCCTCACGGGCCTTCTCGACGCCCGGCAACAGACGTCCCTTCACGAACAATCCGCGCGCATCCTCGCGGACCTCGTCCCAGACACCGATCACGCAGGTAGGGTCGTGCTGCCACAACATCTTCACCCGGCGCCCCTCGGCTGAAATACGCGCCAGACTGTCACAATAGGCTCCCGCCGCGACGACATCGCGCCCGGTGTCCTCTACCCCGAACCACGAGGCATAGCCTGCGATCCGGGCATCTTCCTCCAGCCGCACGGAGGTCTCTCCCTGCGCGAACTTGCGTTCCAACATCATGTCATTACTCCAGCTTCGGCTGGCATTCGCCCGACGGCGGACGCCTCAGCCCTCAAAGAAATCCGTGATCGTGATCCAGAGCGGGTGGCACCTGTGCAATGCATAGGCCCGTGTGCCGCGTAGGCTGCGAAGCCCCCCGATCCGCCATGGGCCCGCTTGCTGAAACCCCTTGGGACGTGTCCTCACCGGCACAACTTCCGTCACGGACGGCTGGAATTCGACCAACCGTCGCACCGGTCCTTCGTACCAGGCCAGCCCCAGAAATTCGCACTGACGCATTTTGCGAAACCGGACGTGGAATATCACCCCATCCGCCTCGGACGCCTGATCGAAGATATCCGCCCGTGACACGACGGGGAAAAACCGGCTCTCCAGCAACGGTCCAACGGTGAACACCGCGGGTGTAAGCGCCATGCTCATCCCCAGCACCAACGCAGCCCGCGTTACTTTCGCTATGTCAGACACCGAGAAGGTTTCCTTTCAAAACGAAGGACATAAACCCCCCGATGATCGCCGCGAGGATCAGCCACACCAGACGCGAGATCAGCGCATCAATCCGATCAAGCCGCTTGTCGATCTGACTGAAGTGCGTCTCCAGGCGCTTTTGCTTTTCCTCGTTCACGGCCCGATACGTCTCCAGACGTGCAGCTGCCGTCTCGACCGCCGCCAGCCGCTCCTCCGCGCGCCGAAATGCCGCCTCGGTGTCGGAAAACGGTGCGTAGAGAAACCTGGACCCGCCGGTCCGGCCCGCCGTCATGCATCCTCTGCCGGGGGCAGCCCCAGCATCCGGCGCTTTTCGGCGTCCGTCAGGAACGTGGCCGACGCGATCCTGCTCCATTCGGCGTCGCGCTCGGCCTGCAATGCGGGAATACGGTCGCGATCTGCCGACAGGGTGAGGCTCTCGCCCGCATGTTCGCCCAGCCAATATGCCAATCCTTCGCAGACCTTTGCCACAAGCGGCAAAACCGTCAGACGGTAGAACGCCCGGTTGGCCTCGACATAATTGGCATAGGTCGCGTCGCCGGGGATCCCCAGCATCATCGGCGGCACCCCGAAGGCCATCGCGATCTCGCGCGCCGCGGCCTCCTTGGTCTTCTGGAATTCCATGTCCGACGGGCTGAATCCCATCGGCTTCCAGTCCAGACCACCGTCCAGCAGCATCGGCCGCCCGGCATTACGCGCGCCCTGATGCTGCGCCTCCATCTCGGACGCCAGCGTGTCGAACTGCTCCTGGGTCAAACCCTCACCGGAATTGACGATCGCCCCGGAAGGACGCGCAGCATTATCAAGCAGGCCCTTCGACCAGCGCGACGCAGAATTGTGCACGTCGATGGCATTCGCCGCCGCCTGCAACGGCGACAACCCGTAATGATCGTCCTGCGGATGAAATGCCCGCACGTGGCAGATCGGTGAGGTCTCGCCGACGCGAAACCGATGTACCCGGCCCCCGACCGTGTAATCATACGCCACCGGCCAGCCGTCCGATCCCGGCACCACCGCCATCCGATCCGACCGCAGCACATGCAATTCCAGCGGCAGACCGTCCGGCCCGACCGCCTCGACATAGGCATTGCCGGTCAACAGGAACTGTCCGAACATCGCCTCCAGAAACTCGCCCCGTCCCTGCGCGCCATTGGGCCGCGACAGCAGTCCCAGCACAGGATGCATGTCCAGCCGCCCTTCGTGGTCCGCACAGGTCAGCGGCACCGACGCCGCCGCCTCCGCAATCAACTTCACGGCGCGAAACCCGACCGGGTTCCCGGTGAACCCCATCCGCGTCAGCGTGCCGGTATCCCGCGATGACCAGACCGCGCGCCCGGCCGATCCCATCGCGGCAAGCCGTCCCGTCGCCGAAGCCTTCACCTCGGGCGCGCCGCCCCCGTCCTTTCGCCCAAATCCGAACATCGGTCGTCCTTCCGTCTTGCCAAAAAGAAAGGGCCCCGCCGGGCCCCCATTCTTCCATGTTCCGTCGATTACAACTGCCGCAGTCTCGGTCCCGACCGCGTGCGGTCCGGGTCCAGCAGTGCCGCCCACAGCGCCCAGACCAGCGCGTCCACGCGGTCCGGCGATCCCTTGCCGCGATATCCGCCCACGGCCATCCGGCACATCTGATCCTCCAGCGGCCCCAGCCCCCGCAGGTGCCGCACCCGGCCCTGTTCATACAGCGCCGCCACCGGCTCGGCCCGCGCGGCCTTGCCCTTGCGCGCCATCACCTTGCGATAGCTGACGGTCGGCGCGACCTGCCGCAGCACCGCCTCGATCATCTCGCCGCCCTGATTGCCTTCCGCGACCACCCGGTCCGCGCCCCAGTGGTCATAGGCATCCGCCACCGCCTTCGCCCATTCGCTGGGGCTGGCCGCCGAGACCGTCGCATCTTCCAGAACCCAGGCTGTCCAGTCCCGTGGCGGTCCTGACGTCACCGCGCCCACGACCACGATCCCGGTCTCGTCCGCGGTCCCGCCCGATGACACCGCCGGGTCCACGCCGATCACGATCCTGTCGAACGCCGGCACCTCATCCACACGCAACGCATCCAGTAGGGGCGTCGACCAGAACGACCCCTCGATATCCTCCAGCAACAGACCGTCCAGCTCCTGACGCCCCATGCGTGTCCCGCCGTAACGCTCCATCACTTCCGTCAGGAATCCGCGCGCCAGATTGGCCCGGTTCACTTCCGTCGCGCCATGCGTCATCACCGTCGATTTCCGCGCCAGGATGTCCTTCAGAACCGGCACGTTCTTGGGTGTCGTCGTCACCACGGCCTGCGGATTGTTTCCCAGCCGCAGACAGAACTGCAACATGTCCCACGCATCTTCCGCCGATTTCCACTTGGCCAGCTCGTCGACCCAGGCCGCGTCGAACTGCGGCCCGCGCAGCGCCTCGAAATCATGCGCCGAAAACGCCTGCGCCTCGGCTCCGTTCGGCCAGACCAACTTGCGGCTTGTGGCTTTCCACTGCGGGCGCCGATCCGGGGGCGTGCAGCGCAGAATGCCGCTCTCCCCCTCGATCATCACGTCCCGCACCTGATCGTATGTTTCCCCTACCAGCGCCACCCGGCGGGCAACCCCTGCCTGTAACGACCGCGAACCCTCGACCTGTGCGCGCACCCATTCGGCCCCGCCGCGGGTCTTGCCCGCGCCGCGACCGCCCAGAATGACCCAGGTGCGCCAATCACCCTCGGGTGGCAGTTGATGGTCCAAAGCCCAGAAGTCGAAAAGATACGGCAGTGCCTGAAGCTCATTCGCTTCCAGTTGCTCCAGAAATCTCTCCCGCATCCAGATGGGCGCGGATGCCATCGAGACGGCGCCCGATCTCAGCGCGTGCCGCGTCAAGGTCGATCCCGTCTCCTCCTCGTTGGGTGCATAGCGCATCTTCCACCTTCCCTTCTTCCACCAGGATCATCTGAACGGCCTTGCCCAAATCCTTGTGAAGCGTTGCCAGCCCGGCAATCTCCAGCTCGGCCAAGGGCTTGTCCTTAAGCGCGTCCAGGCTTCCCTGAAGTGTCTTGCGAAGGGCGAGCATGCTCAGAAATGCGCCCTCCGCCCGTGTCCGCGTGTCGATATCCGCCTCTTCGGACGGGTGGATCATTTGTTCACTGTCCAT